GGGTTTTCAATTTCATTAAAAGCGGTTGAGTGGCTTGAGACAAACTGTAAAGATAATGAACTTCGTGATTTTATTAAATCACTACGTTTGGCTGGTAAAGAATACTCATTTTCATCAAAAGATGAATGCCTTTGTTATGATGTATCTGGTTGGTTTGAGGATAAGCGGCACCATAAAGATTTAGTTGCTGTAGTTGAAGCTTTGGGTGATGACGCAAATGGTCCTTGTGCTACACTTGAAATACGTGAAATAGATGGCAATCAATATCGTATTGACGAATATGATGGCTTTGAAGATGTTATTACTCCGGATGGTTATGGTTGGGTTTTTATTAACGAATAATTATATAGGAATTTAGCTATGAAAGAGAATACAAGTAAACCAGTTGAAAAGAAAATTAATCTTCGTGATCTCGATGATACAGAATGTACAAATGTAGTTTGTGGTCGACAGATTAAACGTATGATTAGAAAGTTTCCATCTATGGCTGATATGGCTATTGACTGTTGGATCCATGGTGGACATTATACTCGATTTAAATTTAAAGATGGTAAGTTTATTTGGAGTGTTGAAGATAATGCACCATGTATTAAAGGTTGTGAGTTTGTCACAAGTGATAGCGATGTACTTGATAAGTATGAATTAAATAAGCTAATTATATTTACACATAGAGCAATGTGTGATTCTCAAAATGATGTAGATTTAGTTGATACACCAGAGGATATTTTAGCATTTGCTGAAACAAAGCTACAGGAAATGCTTCGTGAAGAAAACACTGTTTATGCTGAAGATGTAAACACTGCAGTTGCAGAATAATGGAGCTTATTATGAAATGGCATAAAGGAATAGATTTACCTAACATTGAAACAGATACACAGCTTTGTATTGTTAAATATAAATATCCAATGCCTGATTATCGTACAGTTGATGATTGGCTATTTGAAACTCATTATGAACTTATGCTATTTCATAAAGATACACAGTCATTTTCTAAGCAAGATGATGAAAAAGGTATTTATGGAATGGATCCAGATTGTATTGTTAAATGGGCTTATGTTGAAGACGATGATGATATTATAGAAGAGGAACAAGCACTTGAGGCTATAAGTGCGGCTGTCTCACATGTAAAAAATCTTATTCAATTATTACTAACTGATTGTATTGCAACACCAAAAGATTATCGCGAAAAGATTGGGCTTGATGATCTATTTGCTTTTGACAAAAAGGTTACACAGCGAATTTGTGAACTTGATGATCATTGGAGTGAGATGTAATATGAAATGGATTCCTATTACAGAAGGCATTTGGGGCGGTGATATTGTAGAATGCTTAGTTAAACTTAAATCAGGAAATATTGTAAGACTTAATTATAATTATGATGGTGAATTTTGGTATTATCCAAGCACTGATGAAACACCAACAGCTATTAAGAAGGATGTAAGCGACATTGCATATTGGGTAAACATAAAAGACATAGATAAACATTGTGAAAAAGATGTGGATCCTGAATGGTGTTGGGAATTTGGAGCTACATTAGCAAACACTGCTATTCCAGCACTTGAGCATTGGATTGAGCATGGTGTTAGTTATGATCCTAGATGTACACCTGAAGAGTGGGATGTTATTCTTACAAAGATTCTTGATACATTCAAATTATGTAAAGCTGATCTTGATGGGGATAGTCCTGATTTAGAAAGTAAAGATCCTGAAGTTAGAGAGAAGGCTTATGAAGATCATAAGCAAAAGCGTCGTGAAGGTTTTCAACTGCTTGCTGATTATTATCTTTCAATGTGGGATTAATTATGAGTATATACACTTTATCACTTTATGTACCATGTAGTAAAGTTCCAACTAAATGGTTATATACCTCTTTAGAAGAGGCATTAGAGTTGCCTCGACATTGGGAAAGTAATAAAAATCAAGATAAATTTGACTGGTCAATATTTTCTGATGATGAAGTTGTATATGAAATGTTTCATAATCCTAAAACTTTACCTGAAGATTTGTTTGATTAGGGAGTTGCACAATGGATAAACAAATAATTGCTGAAAAGCTAGAGAAGTCAATTCTTAATCGTGTGCGTGGGTTATTAGTACTACTTCCTAATAAAATTACTCATGAAAATGAAGGTATGTTTGTCACAGTTTGCGAACGAATAGGAAGTATCACAACTGATGCTTTTACTGAAGCCGAATCTTTAGGGTGTAGAGATTTCTTTTCAGGATGGAGACGTGTTTTAACTCCATGGTGGAAAGGTAGCTATAACACTTGGGAGTATGCTTATGGTGATGGATTTACATGGAAGCAATTTTTTGATTATATCCTCGAGTGTAGTTGTAATAATGTAAAAATAAAGAGAGACCAGAATATACCTATGATATTCTTTGCAAATAAAGATGATATTGATCAATTCTGTATTGAATTGAGTAAAGAAGATTAGTCATAGTGATTAATATCAATACAATTAGTATTATTAATGTGATAAATAGTATATTAGCAATAGCATAATTATATATGGGGTTGTATAATGGCATTAAATATAAAAAATGGTCTTGTACAGATTAATGAGACATCAGAGGATAAAATTATTAATTTTCATTTAAAGCGTGGATTTGCAATGTTAACTGCATTTCGCAGTGAATATTCACTTTCACAAAATCGTAGTCGTAACAGACAACTTGCAAGCAGCTTAAAATCATTAGGCTATGGATTTATAAAAGTAACTGGTGGTTATACTGAAAATATCGGACCTGATAACCCAAATTGGGATGACGCTGAATCTACGCAAGATCCTGATATTCGTAGACTTCCAATTATGGAAGAATCATTTTTAGTTCCGATGTATGATATAAATGCACATGATGTTGTTGCTGATTTTAATACATTTAAATCAGATATGATTGATTTGGGTAAAGAATTTGAACAAGATTCTGTGTTAGTAGCACCACCTGTTGGTCAAGGCAACCCAGCATATATTATTACAAATAGTAGATCAGGCGAAGTTGGTAGCATTGACTGTACATTTAATAGTTTAACTGTGGCAGGTGTTACTTCACAGTACTTTTCAATGAAAGAAAAGACTTTAAATAAAGCTCGTGCTAAACGGCGTGAAGGTGTTGGTGGTGTTAGATTTGAATCAGCTTGGCTAGATGAGCCTGCGCATACAATTTCAGGCGTACGCATTAGAGCTGAGCGAAATGAACTACCACCATTTGGTAGTCATTATTATGGTAATTCACAAGTTGGCAATTTAACTACATTAGAACGACGTGTTGAAAAACTTGAACGACTTGTTAGAAATAAGTTTGAAAAACGATAATTGCTAATTTAATTAAATTTAAAGTGCACTATTGGTTTATGATAGTGCACCTTATTTGTATATATAATTTATATTAGCAATTTATTAAATTTTATGTTTGGAGATTATTGTAATATATGAGCTCTTCATTAATGAACAATGATTATTATTCTTTAAAAAATGGTAAATCTGCAATAGATTATATTTACAAATTTAATCTTTCATTTGCTAGAGGTAATGCTTTTAAATATTTAACACGCGCATCAAGAAAACCAAATGAGTCTGCAGAAAAAGATCTTACAAAAGCATTAACATATATACTTACATCAGATGATGACATATCAAAGTGTTTTAGGATTGCACTTAGATATATAAATCGAATTAAATTTAATGAGCATGAAGAGATTGCAGATTTTCGTATTCAAGAAATTTTAAAAGCAATAGTATTTTTTGAAAGCAAAGAACAAATTGCTAAAATGATTATTGATTATATGAATTTTTTAGGTCTTACTGTTAAAAAAGAATTTAGACAATATGCATGAAGCAAAAATTTTTCCAAAGCTATTTGTGGGGACTGCAGCAGAAGCATTTAGAAAGTATTTAAAAAAGCATAATTATAGTTATGAGATAAATTATATTCAATCAAAGGATGATTTAATTGATTTAATTAATCGATTTAGTAATTATAAAAATTATAAGCTTCCTGTAATAATTAGTGATATATCATTTCTTTCATGTAAAGACCAATCATTATTATTAAAATTTATTGAAGACTCAAAATTAAATATAATTTTATTAGCTAGCCGTGATAATATATTGAATACAATTATTTCACGTGTTAAAGAATTTAGAAAGTATTATGTATTTAATAATGGTGATAAAGTTGGCTTTATAAATATTAACAAAGCAAGAGAAATGCTTTTAAATGATTCTGAATATATATCATTTGATGATTTATCATTAGATGATAAACAGCTTGTATACAATAAATATAATCCAGCATTATCATATGATGATTCACTTGTGAAAAAGTATAGGTCTTCTGATAAGAAGAAATTATTATCATTATTGGAGTTTAGTAATGAATGAAAAATTATTGCTGCAAAAGAAAATTAACTTTCCAATGCAGTATATTAATTTTTTAAAATTCATTCATCCGTATTTTAGTATAATTAATTCATTTGAAGAATATGATTATGGATCATCAAATGGTATTATCTATATTGGTAAGCTAACATCGACTACAGTTGATGAATTAAATAGTATTACAAATAAATGGATTATTGTAAATGAAAAAGAATTTGATTATGATTTAACAACAAATGATGGTTTAATTAAGAATCTACTTCCAATATATTATAGTAAATTAAAGCAGTCAAAAGAATCATTTAGTACTATTTATAGTATTAGTTATGAAGCTTTAATTGAAAAAATTAAGATTTGTTTAATTAACAATACAGAATTAACATTTGATGATGTACTTGATCAGTCAGTATTTAATTTATTCGTAGCTATATTAGGAACACGTGATGTATTAAATTTTGAATTTTTTAATTTAGTAAATGATAAAAATATATTGCTAATAACATCATCAGTGCTTACGTTTTTAAATAAAGTACAGACACAAAATATAAAGGGTGCTTCAATACATTATTCAAGACTTATTATACAATCATATAAAAGATATGGAAAACGAATCAAACAAGCTGTATATAAATTTGTAAAGTCTAAAGCAAATAGGCAAATTGCATTATATCATCTTTTAATTGACTTGAATAGAGCATGAGTATTAGTATGAGCTTAACAAGACCAGCAACACTTGAAAACATTTATAGTTATATTCAATCACTTATTGAAAGTATGGAAATTATCCCTACTGCTGATCCATTGCCATCATATAAAGAGCTTAGAAGTTCACCAGATAAATTTTATGAAATGTTTTCTGAAGCAACATATAAATATAATATTATATGTGATGCGCTTCAAAAGCTACAATATTCTAACGCAATGATTGTAAAAGCATTAAATGAATTAATGAATGATAATTGTAAAGAATCATTTAATGTTAAATCTGTTTATATTAAACAATTTACAGGCATTAAGTCTGAATGTATTGCATTAATTGCTGGATATGAAACAGCAAAAGCGTCTGCCGAGGCTGTAGTAAAGTTTTATAATTCAGCACAGTATGTGATCACATCATCAAGATTTGATGCAACATCAGCAAACTATTAATATCAAATAATTATTGTGCCATATTATTAACAATTTAAAATAGGATAATAATTAAATATGCGTAAACTTACACTTGAAGAAAGAATTGCTCGTTTAGAAAAATTATTTAATAGTTCAACTAAAAAGTCTCGTAAATTTGAAGCTGTTAAACAGTTGCCAAATGGAATGACTGCTAATAGTGTTGCAGATGTTTTATCAGCATGGGCTGATACTAGTTGGTCACGTCCAAAAGATGCTATTAAAGAACTAGACAGAAAAGGCGTTCTCAATGCAGCAGCTAACAAATGGTACCCAACTGTAAAAGATGTTGCTGATGCTATTGAAGATTGTTGGGATGACTCAATTGGTAATGGGCGCGGGGCGGCTGAATTCTTTATTGGTAACTTTGGTGGTGCAACAAGATGTAGTTTAACACTATATCCAATTTCAGGCGGTACTTCAAGAGCTCGTAATTTAACACTTAAATTTAATTGGCCTACACCTGAAGATGATATCTTAGATGAGCTATAATAAATAATTATTTTAACTGTGATATAAGTTCCTAATTAATTAGGAACTTATATTTTTATGTGTATATTTAAATTGTTGTTGCTATAAGTTGTACACTATTTATATGGAGCTTGTATGTATAATACTGAACAGTTAAAAAATGAATTTAAATCTATTGTAAAAAGTAATATTCATCGAGACGGCATTGAAGATTTATTGAATTGGTTAGAGACCACTGATTTTTATACAGCACCAGCCTCAACAAGATCTCATGGATCTGAACAAAGTGGATTGCTTGCACATTCAATTGCAGTATATAAATATGCAAAATCATTTCAGGAATTTGAATCTGATGAATCAATTGCAATTTCTGCATTATTTCATGATTTGTGTAAAGTAAATTTATATAGGCAGTCAATGCGAAATGTAAAAGATTCAACTGGTAAATGGGTTCAAGTTCCATATTATGAATATGATGAACATGAAGAACTTCCAATTGGTCATGGTGAAAAGTCTGTAATTATTTTGCAAAAATATATGAAACTTACAGATGAAGAAATTTGTGCTATTCGTTGGCACATGGGTGGATTTTATTCAAGCAATCTTCATGAAGCTACATCTGTTGCAAATGCACTTGCAAAATATAAACTTGTATTAAAATTACAAACAGCTGATAAAGCTGCTGCATTTTGGGATAATGTTTAATTAACACTAAATTATACTGTGAGTAAGTATGAGCAATTTAATGCAAAGTGAAAAAGCTAAACAACTTGGTTTAAATAAAAAACGATTAGATCTTTTCTTTTATACAATGTATGAGCGGCAGCAAATTTGGTATAAGCGATTTGTATTAAATTTGCCACAAGACCAATGGACAACTGATGAATATTATCAGAAATATAGGTTTACAAATGTATATCGAGAATTAGATCGTGCATCACAATTTCTAATTAAGAATATTATTTTAAATACTAATTGCTGGCATAAATATAAATCAGATGATGCAAATAATCTAAACTTAATTTGGAAAACATTATTTTTTAGAACATTAAATAATCCAAGAATATTTGAATCAGTAGATGTCATTGATGATTATGGTAAATATGATCCAGATAAGTTCTATGCTTATTTAAAAAATAATGTTATAGCAAATGGTACTCCAATTCAACATGGAGCATTTTTGCAGTATTCACGAAAAGAACTTACAGATGAAAATGGTAAACTGGTTCAGTTTGAAAATAATGGTGAATATTTTGCAAAGTTTGTATTAAAAAATTTGCATGATAAGATTAAAGACTTATATAATAAATTAAAAGAATCATTTGATGCAAAAGACCAGGAAGAGTCAGCCTATAGCTTTATTCGATGGATGAGTAAAAATATATGGGGTACAGGTAAATTTATGGCACATGAGTTTTTCCAAGATCTGTGCTATATTAAAGAATATACTGGCATTAATATAATGAGCTATGATGCTAATTCGGCTACAAATGCAGGCCCTGGTTCAACTGGTGGTGCTAAATATATTTTCAGCAATGTTAAATATGCTGCTGATGTTATTGATGCTATTAAGTTTATAAAAGAAATTTCAGAAGAATGTTTAAATGATATACAAAAAGAACGATTTAAAGATTCAGATGGATTTTATTATATAGCATGGGATAAAGATCAACATAAATATGTACGTACAACATTCAATTTCACATTAAATCAAATTGAAATGTGGTTATGTGAATATTATAAATATGTTAAGTATATTGACTCTGATGGTCATGCAAAAATGCGAAAGTATAATGATATAAAATCCTCAAATGAGCTTTTATATTAAGTAAAATAATTAAAGTGGATTTATAAATCCACTTTAATATTATCATTATATAGGAACTATAAATGTCAGATGCACTAATCACTGATAATTTGGAAGCATTTAGATCAAACCATTTTGAATTAATTGTTGACAATAAAGACTATTTAAGATTATCATGTGAAAAAGTTGATTATAAAGTAACTGAATCAAAATGTAAGATATTAGCTAGTTTTTATCTTAATGATCAAACTAGGACATTATTTGATTCATGCTTATATTGGATTAACACAGAACATTATATTGAGCTTAAATTGTATAGTCCAGATAATTCAAAAGTAGTATTTCCTTATAAAGGAACAATGAAAATTGTTAAAAAACATACTTACTGCGATATGAATTCTAACGGTGGTATATTACTTATAGATGTTTTATTTGTAAATAAATTATCACATAAGCATATGATTAACGACTAATACATTATAATGAGATAAACAATGCATTGGGAACGTCTCGATAGAAGCTCTCCACCTAATGGGACAACTTGTGTAGTTGGTCATTTTATACAAGGTCAAAGAAAACCAATTATGGGTATATGGAAATTTTGTTACCGCGGATCTGATTCATATTGGGAAACTAAAAGTGGTGAAAAGATTATTTGTGGTAAATATGATAATTGGTGTGATATTGACATTATTATAAATAATGTATATGAACGAATTGAAGATGAGATTAGAACTGAAATAGACAGAATTCGTTTAATGAATGGCATTTTAAATTAAAATATCAATATTATTAGAATGAAACTGTTAAATATAGTTATCATTCTTTGTATATATTAATTGTTCCGACACGGATCGAGCATCCAACGTCATTAACAAACAAACTACAAAAAGGAAACAAATTATGGCAAACGAATTAGATGTTACTTCTGCAAATTCAACTGCAATGGCTACTGGTAAACCAGCATTTTCACTTAAGTCATTAAATCTTACTAAAAATTGTCCATCTGTGGTTGTTGCTCCAACTGGCTCTAAACTTTCAAAGTTTCCATTTCCAAAACTTAAATTTGAAGAAGGTCGAAGAGTTCGTTTAGCAATTCTAACAGAAGATGTATTAATGCTTAAATTACACTATCATCCAGATGCTGGATATATTATTTGTGATGGTGGCGCATGCTGTAAATATTGTGATAAAGTAAGCATTAAATATTGTTATCCAGTTGCTTTATATGAAACTGATAATTCAGGTAGAATTGTTTCACAAAAAGTAGAACTAAGATTATTAGTACTTGGCGGTGAAATGTATGATCAGATTTCATTGCTATCTGAAATTGGTGGTTCTATTACAAATATGGATTTATTGTTTTCTTGTACATCAACACAATATCAAAAGTGTCAGGTAACACAAGCAGGTCCATGTTCATGGCATAACAGTGAAACAACTTCAAATTATATTTCTGAATATATGGCAACAAATGGTGATAAGATTCTTGACGCTATTGGTAAGACATACACAGCTGAAGAGCTTGCAATGAAACTTGGTGATCCATCAGCTCCAATTGAAGATCAGAAATGTATTTCTGTTGATGAAATGAATAATGTATTTAATGTGTAAAGTAATTTAAATATATTTAAAGTTTAAGGGGAGATATTAATATCTCCCCTTATTTGTATTATATAAATAAATCTATTATGGCTAGCAAATATAAACGTAAAAGTATAGAGTTTGTAAATAGGATTTATGAAAAGAACAATCCACTAGTAGCTGTTGTTGATGATCCAAATCTTCTCAAAGAACATATTGATGCAATAAATAATGCACAATATATAAAAATAAGAAATTCTGATTTTAAAACATTCGCATTATTTAAGAAAAATTACCCAGTCATTTATAAATGGTGGAAACGACTAATTAATAGTTGTTATAAACCTGAATATAAAATGTATAAATTCATAGGTGCACGTGGTATTAAACTATCTGATGAATTTAAAGATAGCAAGCAATTTTGTATTTGGTGTCTTAAAAATAAGCTTATATATGATAATGATACATATATTGCTTATTTACAACGAAAAGATAAGACAAAAGATTATTCAATTGAAAATTGCTTTGTTGTTAGAGAAAAAGATATACATGAAGGAAAATCTTTAAAAATATTATTAGATAATGTATATTTTACAAAGAGATATGTTGAACATCATGATGTTAGTGTAAATTATATGTGTGCATATACAAGATATTATGTATGGGATTTGGATATTGAAACATCTTGTACATATGAGTATAATGCAAACACATACTGTACTACAATGTACCAGCTTGGATTTTTGCAAAAAGTATTTTATCTTTCGGTTGCAACTGAAGATGATGTACCTTGGCCTGTATTTGAAAGTAGAGCACACTATGCTAGATTGTGTGGTAAATTTTATATGAGACCTTATGACGCTTTACGTCCTGAATATTCAGTATCAGAAGAAGCTAGAAATCAAGGTAAGCCAAGTTATGTAGCACAATATTGGAAAACATATGAACGACCTGAAGTACGTGGTAAAAATAAAAAGCAAAATAAGCAACTAGATGAAAATCCATTTAGTAAATTTTATGAACCTAAATAACAATTATATTGAGCTTTAATATGAAATTAACAACTTTTATAAAAGCATATAAAATAGCATTGTGTAATGTAAGTGAAAAAGTATCATCATGGAAAAGTGTATTTATAGGTGGTATATTTTTCCCTGAAAATGATAATAATACATTGAAATTTATTTTTACAAGTGGCTATAGTGCACAACCTGGTGATATTGGTATTTCTGCAACATTAAATATTGAAAATGTTGAAAACTTACCAAAAGGCGGCCTTAGTACAATAGCTGAAATGACATCTGATGCTTTTGATAATGATATAATGGCTAGAGAGTATATTAATAATGGTGAAAAGATTAATGAAGCTGGTAGAATGTTAGTATTACTTGAAGTGCTGTTATTACGATTGCAAACAATGGAACCTGATACTTGGGAATCAGCTAAAATAGAATCTTTAATTTTTGATTTTGATAAAGATATTGCTGAGTTTAGTATAAATAATAAAAGAGTATATACAAATGGCAGTCTTGTGTTGCTTGGTGATTAATTATGTCAAGATATTTAATCTCACTAGATCCATCTTTTACTAGAACAGGTATTTGTGTAATAGACTTATTAGAAAAGAAAATAGAATTTTTTACAGCGGCATGTAAAATAGGTGAAAAGCAATTTGAAAATGTTGTACATGCAGCACAATCTATTGTAAATCAACTAAAAGAAATATTTAAAAAATATAATGATGATTATGATTTAATAAGTGAAGAGCCATTACCAATGTCATCAATGTCGTCTGCTTTATATAGCTTAGATACATTAATATATCATACATTTGAATCACATATAAAAATTACATATAATCCAGCGACATTGCGTAGTAGAATTCATGGTCATAAATATGATAAAAAAGATTCTCAAAATTTAGCTGAAAAATATCTTAAAATTCTTGAAAAATCTGGGTATATGATAATATCAATACTTGGAACTAAAAAGAAGGTAAATAATGATGCTGCTGAAGCATTCTTATATGCACATTTATTTTTAAAGGATTTTGGTAATTCTGATTTTCAATTTGATAATGCTGAAGATATTGCAACATACAAATTGAGGATGAAAGAATTAAAGAAAAGAGAAAAACTTTTAATGTCTGGTAGGGAGATTTAGTATGGAAGAGTATGTTTATACAGTTGTTAATGATGATAAAAAAGTCGATGAAGATGTTGTAATGGTTATTAATGATTGGTATGATGGTAGTGATACTTGTAATTATGCAATGCCTGTGTCTGAATCACCAAATTTACCATATTTAATTGTAAAAGAAGATAAAGTTGATGATAAAGATAAGTATTATGATGTGAGTTATGTGCTATGACATTGAAGATTAAAATAATATTAGCTGCAATAGCGGTTCTTATTATTGTTACAACTATTATCTGCTTCTTTGTTTATGTTAATAGTTTAAATAATAAAATTAGTGATCTTAATGTAACAATAACAGAACAGAATAATCAAATTGCAGCACTTAATTGTCAAGTAGAATCTCTTGAAAAGAATGTAGAGTCTTTTCGTGAAACTATAAATATTACAAATGATTATATTGAAAATATAGAAAAGACTCGTCAGGAAGAGATGGGCATTAAACAAGAAGTTTATGAGACAATTGTTAAAGATCCTGTTGCAAAAGATTGGTATAATACTGAATTGCCGAATTCGCTACTTGACATTTTAATGAAAGAGACAAATAGTCTTACATGTAATAATGATTAAAATATAAACCTTGCTATATCTATACAAATATATATTGTAATAAATAGTGAGGTTTTTATGTATAATCATATAATCAGAGCTGTATTATTGTTATTTATTTGTCTTTTATGTACTGGTTGTTACAAAACTATAACTGAAACGAAGATTGAATATATTCACCCTGAAATTCCAGAAGTAGTAATTTCTCCATGTGATCCTATACCAACAAATACTTCAATAAGTACGAATGGTGATTTGCTTATGGCATATATATCATTACAGTCATCATATATAATATGTGCTTCAAAAGTTACTTCAATAGCGAATATATTGCAATCATATAATTCAATTTATAATTCAGTGCCTATAGAAGATAGTAATAAGTCTGAATAAAGTGTCTATTGTGTCAAGTGTATCGAATTTAATCAATTAGCTGATATGATTCGATACACTTTTTCTTTATTTTTTAGTTGACAAACTGATTAAACTAGGGTATGATAAGCTCATCAAATGATTGAACGGATCATTTGATAACTCTTTGAAAAAATTTCAGTCAGCTGAATTTTTTAGTTGACAAGCTGGTTAAACTGTGGTATAAATAAAACAACAAATGAGCATGGAATGGATCCTTGCTCACAGCCTATATGGAGTTTGCAAATGGTAAAGGCTACTTCAATTATAAATTTTCGCACAAATGAACAGGGTTATGAGTATATTAATCCATGTACAATGGATGCTCTTAAAAAGAGTATTACAAAAACTGCATGGAAAATGTTTAATGAAGTAGAGTGTATAAGATTTCCTAGATATGATAATAGTAATGAAGTATTTTTACCTTATCTGTTACAAGGCGTTGTAGTATTAATAAATTCTAAAGATGGTGTTGTAATTGATAAATATGGCCATTATTATGGATTTAGCGAATGGAGTGCTATAAAAGAAATTTGCAAAAAATATTTCAAACGTGGTAAATCAGTATCAGATTTCAAAATTCTGTTTATGACAGAAGAAGAATATAAAACTGCAAAAGTTAAATGTATAAATGGTATTCCACATCACTACTTTGATGTATAGGAAGGTTTGTATGAAAGATACTGAAGTACATTGTTATTATACAATTGAACTGCCTTACAATTCGATCAATAGCGCATCTTGGATAGAATATCGTGGTGAAAACATTGGTTATGACTGGTGGAATAGTTCACCTGTAAGATTTCTGTCTGAAGAGGAAGCTGTAAATGCAATAAGCAATAGTGAAAGTTATAAAAACTGTGATTGGAGAATTGTTAAAACAACAATAGCAAGAACAGTTATGCACGAGCTCAAAAATTCTTAAATTACATATTGACAATAAAGCTTACTTGTGTTATATAATTTGCATGAGTGGTTCATGTAGTAACAATCATATAAAGGATTTTAGTATGAAAAATATTTCAACATCTAAGTCAAGTTCCATTCGTGATATTGAAAGCAAGTATGGTATAAATATGACAACTTGCACAAGAAGGCAGCTAGATGCACTAACATCTAGTAATAGTACTAAAAAAGTGATCACAAAATATTCTGATCTTATGGTTAATGCACATCAGTTTGATTTAAATAATATGACTGATATAGAAAAGGCAAATTTAAAATATCTTGTTATGTCAACTGATGAAGTGCTAGACACACTTAAACGAAAAGCAAAAAGTATTTATTATAAACCATGTGAGGCACGTTTACGATGGCTTATGTCATTCAATGACTTTTATCAAATCTGTGCTTATAAACTTTTGCTTAATGATGGTATTTTAAGATTTAATGCTAATTATAAATTAGATCCAGCTATTCATTGTTGGTTATTTAGAACAGCAATGTGGCAAACACAACATAAAGTATCGCAACCTGATGAAGTAGCTATACTTGATAAACCATGTGGAGATGATGATTCAGGTATTACAGTTGGTGATTTAATGCTTAAAGATGATTCACCAATTGATTTATCAAGCATTGATGCAACAAAAAGAGCTGAATGGATTTTATCTGAAATGGATAAAACAGAGTCTAAACGAATTGTGTTAAAAGCAAATAATACATCAATACCATTTAGTGAATATAATTTAGCTAAGCTATTTATTGTATATCATCTTAATAAAAAAGAGCTGTCAAAGATAATGTATAATACAGCTAATAATAAGTTAGTTAGTAATCAGATATTTAATAAATTCTATAAAAAGACTATTTTACATATTGCTGATCTTCTTAATAAAGAAGCTATTGAATGTGGTGAAACATTTAGCATAAATGAGGATGAACTATAAAATAAAATCCGGCTTAAGCCGGATTTTTAATTGGAGTTTATTATGTCATGGAATATATTTGTATATGCAGAAATAAAAGAAAAAGATACAACTGAATGGAAACCACTCATAATACCAGCTATATGTGATGATTTTAAATATTTTAAAGATGAATTTGTGGATGAATTACCATGTATATCTGCAAAAGATTCATCTCATCCATCTGTACAAAATTTAAGTACTGGTTTATATGAAGGTGATTTTAAAGTTCAGTATTGCACTACTAAAGAGTTAAGAAAACATTACTATGAATTAATAGAAAAATTTAATACAATTTTTAAAGCGACGTGTTTAGCACTTGGTTTGAAAGTTAATTTCGATGATGATTGGTATGATATTGAAAATTTATCTGATGAATGTGATGGTAATAAACAGTGTATATGGGATAAAATGACATTTCCTGTAAATAGAGAAATGTTTAGAGATTTAACAACAGCATTATATCAGTGTCAAAAAGCTTATCAAGTAGTTGGAATGTGCGATACTATTGAAAGTATGACAGGAAATTATGATGATGAAGTTAGGTTAATATTTGCTACATTATAATGTATATTAAGAATAAGTTATATTCGTTAACTTTGTTATATAGGGGTTTATGTATGCCATTAGAAAGTTATAGTCTTGTTGAACACTTTGATTTTATGTGTAAATATATTCCACAGCCATTTGCAATTAAATCAGCAGATGTTAAATCTTTTGAAAAAGATATAAGTGCTGATGGATCTTATGTTATAAAAACAAATAATAATACGTATTCATTATCTAAGATTGCACTGAAAAAGCTTGTAGATGCACTTGGTGTTAAAGTACGATTATTAGATGCTGTTTGTTCTGAAACAGATGTTATAGATTTAGCATTACCAATTATTAATAAAC